GCTTGTGCCTCAATCGCAAGATCAAGGATCTTCATAGCCATACCTGTCGTGTAATATTCGCCTGATTCCCAGAACTCTTCATCAAGATCTGGATCAACCGTGATCTTTGCAAGTACCTGATTCAGTGCTTTACCTGCTTTTTCAATATCCCCTCGTCCTTTCTGAATGATCTTTGTCGCTTCGATAAGTCGCTTTGTATCAGCATCTGAGATATTCTTACGCACCTTGATGTCGAACGTTCCCAATGGATGCTCAAATGGAACTGAGATCGTGTCTGTGTACATCTTCAAGATGAGATGCTCTTTTGTTGTCAACTGTGAAAGAATATCCTGCCGTTTCTCTCCTTTGTATCGCTCCAGATCCTTGATGAACTTATCGACATCAATGCCCTTGATCTTTGGTTTTTCCGTCATCGTTCACCTCACGCTGATGGTTGTGTGACCTTCACGTCTGCACCTTCACCTTTGATGTCCTCAACAATGAACTCCTCAGGTGTGAAGTTCCATGCAAGATTATGGAATACCACGTCCTCAACCGTCACCTTGTATGTGTTCGTTCCATCAGTAGCCGTGACCGTGCCTTCGATCGTGAAATACTCTGGATATGGAGAATCTGTAATGCCGTTTCCTGACGAAGCAGGCGTGCCGTCTTCTCCCATGATCGCAAGGATAAGCGACCCGTCAAATTCTCCATATTTCGCCTCAACGTCCACTTTGAAGTTCGTCCTTGCTGCACCCTGTCGCTTGATCGATCCAGCACCATACAGTGTCTTGAGATCCCACGCCGCCGTAATTGTCACGTCCTGAATCACGCCAACAGTGTAGCTATTCGGTGTTGCTGCATCGTCCTGTATTGATACCGTCAATGTCTCACCAAAATACATGTGATTTGCCATTTTTATCTCACCTCCTGTAGATTATAACTCACCTCGAACCTGCAATGTCACATCATACACAAACCGCCATAATCCTGTGCTTTTGTCGGTCAGTTCAGTTCCTTTCAGATCGAGGCTGATAAAATGAAAGTTTGAGCATGGTGCATTCCATTTTGCTTTTAGTATCCGCTCGATCTCATCTCTCATAAGCTCAAGCTGATCAACATCTTTGATTGTTCTCACATCGATTGATACAACCGTGTCTTTTTCCCATGTAGTTTGTGGTACACCAAGCCGTCTTGTGGTCGTGCTCGATTCATAGAGAAAAATGCCGTCATTATCAAGATCTGCCCGTTTGTAATCCTCAATCGGTGTTATGAACGGTGTGCGGTTGGCTGTGTTGCTCGAATTCCAGTTGTCTTCAAGGATTGTTTTGATACAGTCAACTGCTTTGCTCATTCGCGCCCTCCGTTTGCTCAATCACATTCTCTTTCCAATCTTTACAATGGCAGATAGGACAACCTTCGTTCATTGCATGATATATTGGATATCCAAAAAGACCGATTATCCAGATCGCAGCACCGACAAGCCCGAGAAGAACACAGGGTATGAAAAGAATAGCACCCCAGCCAAGCCATGCAAGTATGCTGAACTCTCTTGCGTTCACGAACTGCTCACAGTTCATACAATACTTCTTACTCACTCACTCACTTCCTTTTGAAGTTGTTAACTATGAATTATTTGCCTTTTTCAGTATATAAGCCTATGCTCTGTCCTCCTTTCAAGTATCCGATCAACCTCTGCCTGCCACCTATCAATCTTATCCGGCAGTGGAATGTTCGAAGTCCCCTCTGGAAACAGGATACTTCTATCATCCTGATACGCAAGTGAGATAGCCACCATCATAATACATGCCCGCTTAATATCGTTCGGTACGGTTGACTCACCATAGTCATACGTGACCCTTACACCGTTCTTTCTGTAATACGGCTTGGTATCACAGAAATAGATTATCCCCTCGTTGTAATCGATCCAGTAATCAGCATCACGCCCCTCCGTGTAGCTTCCTGAAACCAGATCATTCCAGCTTGATCCGTCCCAGATCTCAATCTTATGAGTTCCGCTGGTGAATGTATGGATGTATCGATGCTTGAGGTATAGTGGAATCTCACGCAGTAGAAGCCTCTGATGCCAGAAAGTCTCACGCACATCATAATACTCGTTGGATACGCTTGTCGTCCTCCATGCGTGGTGTGTGATCCTGTCTATCTCATCCTCTGCCTGATTGATGAGAGATTCTACCGCTGCCTGTGTTGGATTTGTGGTTGCAGAGAAGTCACTACCATCTCCCCCTCTCCAGATGAACTGTGCAATATCCGCCGTTGTGCAGTAATAGGTGGTCATATTATCTTACCTATCAATCCTCCGATAATTGCAGCAAACAATATTGCAATGATGGTTATCCAGTCCTTTGTTGTCGGATTGGCATCCATAGCTCTCTTCTTGACATCAGCAATACTGGCTTGCAGTGTTGCCATCTCTTTTGTGATGTTGTCTATCTTCGTGCAGACCTTTGCCATGTCGATCTTGAGTGTCTCGATCTCTTTTCTGATTTCTTCTATTTTTTCAAGCAGTGGAAAGTCTGTCATGTTTCAGATCAAAAACACCTGATTATCAATGATCCAGACGTAGCGACCGCCTGCCTTCCCGAGCTTGACCAACTCGGATAGTTCTTCGACTATTTCGATTGGTTTGTTCTCGGTTGACTTGTGTTTGGTCTTCTCTGGCTTTCCGTGCTTCTTTGGGTAGGAACTGGATAGGTCTATGGTGTCGCTCATGGGATCACCTCAAGGGCGATTATTTCGTAGATCTTGACATAGCCTGTGCCTGCGGCGGTTATATAAAAAAGCATCCTGAAGTACTGGAATGGACAAAATACACACAGCATTGGTGGTATATGTTCAGTTGTTGATGACTTTGTTGCGGCAAGATCGTATAACCGATACCATGTTGAACCATCTTGTGAAGCATCGTAGTATACTTCTATTCGTTCTCCTGTACTCCAGAAACCTACTTTGGTAAGCACTAAAGTAGGTTTTCCAGGATTGATGGTGATAAATCCCAATTCTCCTGACCCTGAAGTTGTCGTGCTCCCCGTGCCTGTGGAGGTTGTAATATCTCCATCCGTTGCCTTTTGCAGATCGGACGGTGGCGTATCCCACCCTGAGGCTGTGGGGGTGATACCACGAGCGATGTTTTGTCCAATACCACTTATGTCGTTCCATATTGAATATGACACTATTTCACCTCATGCAAAAAGACCGATATAATCAATATCATACGTCGTAGCATTGCCCGAAGTTGTTGATTTTACCTGCACCTTCACACGTGCGTATGCTTTCGAAAGAGAGAAGACCTGCGTGTTTCCTGCACCCAACGATCCTGTTACTTCTTCATATTCATTGCCGTTTTGATGGGAATATGTCAGGAGTTTGTAATCTAAGCTATTTGAACCTCCTGTATTCTTCAATGTGATCCTGCCCTCCTGAATCCCCTCATATCCCCAATCAAGAGCGTCTGCATAGCTATCTGTCGTTGTCCCATCGTCTGTACCTGTATCTACCAGAGCGTTTGAAGCAATCCGTTTTACACCCATGATAATCCTCCAGAAAGAGAATAATCACCTGTCACCGATCGCTATACACCTTACATCAGTCACACCGCTCAGATCCGTTGTGTTTCCTACCTCGATCAATGCTCCGTCACTTGTGGCATCATAGTCAGCATAATACGCCTTGAGCTTGGAATTGCTGTAATCATACTCAAAGACATAACCTGCAGTTGGTGTTGCCATGAGAAGATCGATATTCCTGAGACCGATACTTGATGCAGTCACGGTTTCACCATTGGTCGGATAACTGTCATCAAAGTCTACATCGAACACAACGACCTGCTTAATGCCCATGATGGTTTGTAGCTTAATGTCATACGATAGTGCCATTACTCCTCAACCTCCTTTTGCTCCTTCTGTGCCTTTGCAATCAGACGTTTGAGTGAGCGGTCATCGGATCTAACTTCATATCGATTTGGTCGATCCAGAAACCACCTGAGCTTCTTCTCAAAGTCAGGATCTTTGACCTTCCGCATCTTTCCACGTATCGGTACTTCCACTTCTTCATAGAAGTTTGTCCAGACATTGAAAAAGATAGGACGGTCAAATGCCCGCCTGCTGTGTCCTCCTTTTGCCTGCACAGAGAACTTTCTCATCTCAACCTCCGATTATGCGAGATCCCGAATCTTACCCTGTCTTGTTGGTGACGTACAGAATACTTCACCGACCCAGAGATACGCATAGTACTGCTTGATTGCATCCACGAGCAGAACATCTGGATTGAGCTTGGTCTGCATGTACATGGTTGGCATATACACCTTGATGTACAACGCAGAAGTATCGATCAGGTATATCCTGCCTGCTCCATCGGTTGGCACATCCTCAGATATGAAGATCGGTCTACCATCATATACCACCGCTCTCGCAACTGCTTCCTCAGCACCGACCTCAGTTGTCACACCGTTCTCGGTGACTTTATAACCTACATCGGTGATCCTGTATTTTGGATCAATCAGAGCACTCCAGTCCATGAAAGTCTCTGAGTCTGTCAGGAAGATCTGGTTCTCCTTCTTTGCACCAGCATCTCTGCATTGCCTGATCAGATCATCAATCAGATCAAGCTTGAGACCCCTATCTGTCCCTGAGTTGTGGCTTACCACAGCGTCATAAGTCGTGCCTGAATCTCGATCCCATGATCCATATGCGTCATACCAGCCAGTATATGATCCACCAAAAGCATCCTCTTCAGAGTCGCTTGATATGATCCTGTCTATCGATTCAATGTTATTACCTGCGGCGTTGGTTGTGTTTCCACTTGCACCCGAAGCCGCAGCCTCAGCATCCGCAAGAAGTGCCTGATTCATACCCTTCTCAAAGTACTCTGCATTCTTTTCTCTGAAGAATGTCTCGGTCTGTGGTATGCCATCACCAAGCTCGGATCTCACGATCACGTTGTGGGTGATCTCCCACCGTGTCATCATCCACTTAGGTACAATCTCCTCTTCGGTGAACGTACCCTCGATCGTATCAGGAAGTGCACCATTCTCTGCAACACCACTCACAAGCGTGGCCGGTCTTGCAGTCTCAAGCCTGAAGCCTGCACTGTCGTATGGCTTCTTTGCCAACAGTTTCCATGCATCTGCCTCATAGTTCAGAAGCGTGTCTACCACTGCACCGTATTGAGGATTGATTATCCCCGTGCTTCCTGTCGTGATCGGATCGTCCGTCTTCATGAAGATACTCTGCAGAAGCGTGCGCTGTGTATCTCCTGGTATTGATCCGCCATACCAGAGTTCATACAGATCTCTTATCGTTTTAATCTTGCTTGCCATTTTTTCACCTCACATTAGAAGTTCCCCTACTCTTCCTTCTCGAACACCTGCAACTATGCTGTCGATGTCGATCCCTGTCTTTGTCTCACCTGCAGGTGGTTCTGCCTTCTCCATCACTGGTCTCTCCGTGCTTGATGGGATCAGACTCTTTCTGAACTCTTCAAGCTGTTTGCTCACAGTCTTCTCAATTACCTCCTCGAGGCTCTTGAACTCTACAGAGAACTTCTTTGGATCTCCACTCTTCTCCTCGACCTGTTCCTCTTCAGTCTCTTCCCCTTCCTCAGGGGTTGTCTGGAGTTTTTCCTCCAGTGCTGCAATTCTATCCATGAGATCCTGCACAAGCTTAGCAAGATCTTCAATTGAGACCCCGGTCGATGTGGTCTCCTCGTCTTCCACAGGTGCTTCAGCCTGCTTCTCTATCTCTTCATCCATCTCAATCACCTTGATAAGCGTATCAAGAAAAACATCCTTCAATTCCTCTCCTTTCTCAAGCTTTGCCTTGAGCTTACCGCATACCTTTTGAGCAGTCTCTTCATCATATCTCTGCCGCATCTCCTTCATGCAATCGTCCCAATCCTTCCAGGGACCGAACGGTTTGTATATTACATCGCTTTTCTCGCCAGTAACTGTTTCATGCACTTTCTGCTTTTGCTCGTCCGTGAGCTCATCAAACGGCTTTCCATACATCTTCATAGCAACAGCATCCCGTGTCCTGACAGGTTCTTGATATGATGCAGATTTGATCTTCCCCGCTTTTCGTCCGATATATGCACACAACGCCTCTGCACTTTCCCGCTTTGTTTTGCCACCACGAGGTTTGAAGTCAGGATCGTTCATGAAATGCTCGACACAACCTTCGAATCCGCCTGGAAATGCTTGCTTGATCAGGAAGTTAGTCAGATATTCCAGATCTATATCCTCACTTTTTGCCATGCTCACCTCCACGACCTTGGCGCCTGGATTTGCTGGATGATCACCAACCCATGACGCCTCCCAGATGCCAGTCTTCTCATACTCCTTCCAGCACTTTTCTTCATCACATTTGACAACAGGATTGGATAATGGTGCACCTCCAATCGACAACGCTCCTTTGTCGCCATATGCCTTGATCTCCCCCCAAATGTCATCATATATTGGATATCCTGAATGCACACCGAACTTGATCTTGAGTTTGTCATTTTCACGTGTCCAGCCAAGTGGTTCACCGATAACGATGGGGGTGTGCCCCTCTGGTGTGTTCCCGTAATGTATCACACCGTGCTTAATGAAAAACGGCATGTGCGGAATTATTCCATCGATCTTGATGAGATCGCCGTGTTTGTCCACTATCTCATGAGTGAGATATGCCTCTACAATACGGTCGTTATACCACTGTCGTTCATCGTGCCAGCTGGTCATCCTGATTAATTATATATTTTTAGGAGTATATATTACTTCTCATGGATTCCAGCCTTTTCGAGAAATTTCTTCACGGTGACGCGGTGCACACCAAGAAGTTTTGCCATCTGGCTCAGTAACATCTCTTTGTGGTGCTTAAGAATGAACTCTTTTTGTTCTTCAGTGAGATTAATACCTTTCGGCATTAATATTCGTAGAAAAAAAGAAATATAAAAAAGTAATGGAATTAGTTGCAGAGGTAACGCATTATGACAAGATACATCAACGCCTCTCGCCAATTTGGTGAGTGTGCTTGTTCAATCCTCTCTGCAACCTCTTCCGTGACAGGAAAACTTTGACCCTGCCACAGGATTGCGTTGTTGTTGAGTGTGGGTGAAGAGGCCATTCTTTTACCTCCTTAGTAAATATTCAAGATATTTATACTCCTCACCCGTCGCTTTATACACCCGCATCTCCGATCTATCTTCTATCTTATACCCACAAGTCTTTGCGATCTGCTTGAGTCTGCGCATCGTAGGTATGCTTTCATCGTTGTTTACAACAGTTACACTTATCTCATCGGCGCCCTTCTCCTTGATCCATTCTATAGCTTGCCTCACCGGTAGGCTATAGTGGTGGAAGTAGTCTGTCATGGTATCAGTATCATCAAACCACACGTTGATATCATACCGATACATGGTGATCTCATTTATCTTAGCCATTATCTCTCATGCCTCCTGGGGTTATCCCCATATTATAGTATATAGGTTATAGTATATATAGTTTTTGGTTTTGGAAAAATCGCCTATACACTTTCATGTATAACCATTTATAAGCTCTTATACATTATTCTGTATAACAATATGCCGTATTTTTCAAAAAGAGATTTTTATCGAAGACTTATTTATAATTGATTTGAGAGCCTCTAATATGCGGGGTATGAATAACACCTGAAGCCTATCTATCGCCTCAAGAATCGCCTCTGAGTAAGCTCATATAATGGTCATGAAAAACTCATAGTCTTCTCATGATATTGCTTACCGCTTTCTTCTCCATCAGGTGCATGGCTGGTCTCATGAATGGCTTAGGTTGTGTCCCATGTTCCTTGATCGAAATTGCAATAGCCCATGCAAGTTTCCAGATTGGTTTGTAATGCCCCCTGAGTTGTGTGCCCTTTTTCCTGCGCTTATGCACACCTCGATCTTTGCTCACCCAGTCCTTTTCAGTGACCTTGATATTGAACTTTCCACGATTACGCCATACCCAACCATATATTGCCTCGATTGGTGGTAGCTTCTGGCGTGAGGAAGTCCCAAACTCGATAAACGCCGAATGTATCGCTTCATATATAATATCCTTTTCCAGCCACTCTCTTTCCACATGACCACTATCGAGCAGTGTGCCCTCATCCGTACTCTGCTTTGCTACCAGATCCTGCGAATATGCAAAAGCCTCATCTACCGTGTCATCAAAGCCACGATCGATCTTCTCAAGTATCTCATTTGAAAGATCCTTATTCCATTCGAACTTGACTGACGTTTGTAGCATTTATCCGAGAATCCTGTTACCGAAAAATGCAATTGCACTCCATCGAAGCAGTGTACCCACAACATACCCGAACTTGAAGTAGTGCGGTTCTTTCTGCACATCCGGATTACCGATCATTGACTCCGTGCCTTTCCACTCGGTCAACCCTGCATAGATGCCGTGCATCACTGCGTGGACTTCAGCTGGATCGTTCATGAACTCTTCTAACAGTTTCTTTCTATCCGTCATACCAACCACTTCTTATCTGATGCCCTGTATCGTTCAAGATTCACATACAGGTGATACTCTTTTGCCATCTCAATAATGTCCATCAACAGGTCGTTTTCCTGCTCTCGCAATCGCTTCAATTCAAGTAGCTTTCTATTGAGAACTGCCACACCATCTGAAAACATATTTAGCCTCCAAAGAAAAATAAGTCCCAGCGGAATAAGAATAATTTATCCCGCATGGTAAATCTTCTGAACTTCAAGCCCCTAATCGCCCTGGTGTTGGCGTTGGCTCTTCTGGTGTCGCCTTCGGGAAGTCGTTTGGGGTGTTCGTCTCCAGGTAGTCCTTCACGAAGACGTCTATCCGATCCAGATATGCTTTCCCCCTTTCCTTGTCTGCCGGCTGCAAACCTGTTACCAGCCTCGCCGACTGCGAATTCGCCATCTCCATATACATCATCTTGATGTACATCAGGATATACTGAATGTCCCTGTTCTCTGGTGTTGGCGTGATAACATCGATCTTCGGCACTTCGTAGTATATCGTGTGGCTTGACTCTGGACAATCCAGACTCGGTTCAAGACAGATAAACTCCCACAGCTTGTGCAGGTCGGCTATCATGTCCTTCAGTCGCTTTAGATCTGCCTCCACCGTAAAACCGTCTGTCTGACCGCTCGATGCACATTTCCCAACCTCGTAGTGTGCGTCCCTCAGGTGGTGCAAAAAGTTCAGGATCGATATGTTCGAAATCTTCTCTGGTAAATTCTCATTTACCTGATCACCTGTTTCGTCTGCCATGATATAATTTATCTTTTTATTATAATTAAACTTTTCTCACAAAAGTATGTCTACATCCAATGTGGGGGACCCATTCTCTTGGTTTCCACTCCTCCCCTAAATACTTTTTGCTCACTTCTCTTACCAGCGTTTTGAGTTCGTTGAGTGGCAGTCCATTTCTCGACCGCTCCGTGAGTTCTTTGCATATCTCGGTCGTCCTTTCATCATTCGGACCGGTCCATCTGTACAGATACTTTCCTTCAGGATCTTGTTCCTTCCAGTCGATCTCTCGTGCTTTGTTCACGACCGCTGTCATTTCGGTGCGTGCGATCATCTTCGCTTGATTATCGACCACACCTATCTCAATCAGGTCTTTCATGATCTCTCTCAGGCTTATCCTCGGTCGTGTGAAGTGCATTGCAAGGATATCGTTGACCTGCTCGATCTGTGCCTCAGTAAGCCCCTCATAGTTATCCCACAGAGTGTCTTCCTTGTGTATTGCTTCCCATACCTGATCGAAATATGCCTTGATGAGAAGACGGTCAGGATCGGATCATACTCATAGCTGAAGGTCAGATTATCTTCAAGAGTCGGCACATATCCGAGTCTGAGCATGCCTGTGGCGTTCTGGACTTCCTGAGCAAACCGCTGCTTCTCTGCCATTTCATCTCTTTCCTCAACTGGCGGAAGCATGAACATCCAGTCCGTGATACTGAACTGCTCCATGAGGAAGATAATGAACTTCTGTATTGCCGTGCGTGCAGACTCCACAGCTCGGTTTGTCACGGTGATTTGAAGCCCTTCCGAGTTCAAACCTCCTGAAGCTGATGTATCAGACTGGAATATGAGCGATACACCGTATTGAGCCGAAATACCACGCCTGAATTCCTCCAGAACTGCAAGATACTGCAGCTCCTCAATGGAGTCCATGAATGAGACAAATTGTGCACCTGTGCGTCCTTCGCCTTCAATAGCAATGACAGGAAGATAATTTGGATTGGTCTTCTTCTTCTGCATTGCCTCGTCCCAAACCTTTTCAAGGCTCTTTGGATTGGATGTTTGCACAAAAAGTCCTGCTTTTGGTGGTCGTTCAAGCAAATATGTATCACGTATGTATCCTACCATTGCCAGCAATGCCTCAGCAATGGAATACAGCGTTATGACAGGTGAAAAGCCATAGAGAAGCGTTGGATTATGCTTTGACGCATGGAATACCTCGTTTTTGAGGTAATATCGCACTGGCTTCTCCTGTTTTCTTGGATCGATTACGACATACCACACGTCATGGAGTATCATGTTGTGCTCTGGACAGCGTGCATGCTTTGCTTTTTCTCGATCTGGTTCTTCAAGCACATAGTTACAGCCCGGATGGAGGCACTTCCACCATCGACCTCCAGGGAAACCATCATCATTCGCAACAAGCCTGAATGTCTCTGGAGAGCCTCTCAATATCTCCTTTGGTATTGCCTGGAAGATATGACCATCATGTGTGAGAACATAATCCTTGAGCACAACGAGATATGCATCATCAGCAATATCAAGATCTTTTGAAATTTCTCTGAGAACATCGAACAAACTCTGTCCATTGGCATTTGCTTTCTCTACAAACTCCTCAAATAGCTCCTTTTGCTTTTCATCTGGATATATGAACTGGTTTGAACCACATTCCTCGCATTGCTCTGGTTCTTCTTTCTCATATTCAGCACCACAGACAGCACATCGAGCCGCAAATTTAGGTATCCATTCCCATTCATCCTCGACATTTCTGAAAGTCTCTTGTGTGATCTTCTCAATGACCTGTCGCAGGATGTAGAGGCTATACACGACGTTGTAGAGCTGTCGGTATGATCCTTTGAATCGTGGGACATTCGGAAGCTTGACGCCTGCCTCGCTTTCCTGGTATCCCATCTGAAAAATGGTCTCAAGAGGTGGTCTCAGTCGCCTTTTTGCAGCTTCAGCACGCTCAAATACCTCAGGTGCAAGAGCCTTTGCAATCCGCTCTTTAAAGTTTGCTATATCCATCTAAGATCTCCTTCATTCGATCTCCATACGGATCTCGCTTGATCCTTTGTTTGAGTCGATAATGTTTTCCAGCCTTTGTGAGAGTGCCACAGACAGGGCACTTTAAAGCATCGCCGACAAATGTATTACAGCGCTGGCAACGAAATGGATTCACAGGTATAACTTGTATGTGGTGGCTTATATAATTTTTCATGGAGAAAAAAGAGGGGGTGAATGGGAAGGCTTGAGGAGGCAAAAGAGAGACGTAGCAGGTTAAGCCTTCCATTACAGTGTATGGTGCTTATGGTTGATATAGTTTTTGGTGGGAGGGGATTGGTATGTCAATTATGGTTGGTGGGGAATGGTCCGGTTCGTCGATCATGGAAGGCAAGGTTCGGAAAGTCAATTATGAAAGGCATGGATCGGCTTGGTTTGGTCCGGTTTGGTTCGGCCTGTCAATTATGCAAGGCAAGGCTGGGCTCGGAAGGTCAATTATGGATGGCGGGAATAGGACCGGCCTGTCAATTATGACCGGACGGGTATGGCTCGGAGTGGCCCGGACCGTCAATTATGTAGGGTTCGGAGGGGCTCGGTCTGTCAATTATGAACGGCAAGGCCTGGTCCGGCACGTCACACCTTCTCGAATGACACAACCTTGAACTTTCCAAACTGTTGTGACCGCGATCCTCCAAGACCAATACGCTGACCGAGATCAAACCATTCTCGCAGGATGTCTTCCGTGATGAATGCTTGCTTTCGGTCGGTCTGAACCACAACGTCTATCCTGAACTCCATTGAAGCAGGCAGGTCAATGTAGTCCTCTCGCTTCAATGAATCACGCGGTCCCATTGCGGTCATGACGTGGATGGCTCTCTCCTGCTGTCCGTCTGGCTCTGTGATTGGCTTGCCGTCTCGCATGAAGTAAATCCTCTCTGGCTCGACAAACAAACCATGCTGGAATGTCTGTCGCTTTGCCACTGATCCTGTTCCTCTGAATGTGCCAAGTGTCGTTGCGCATTCTCTGAGCATTGCCTTAATATTTCGATCTTCCAAGTAGAGACCTGTGCTATCGCTCTTAAAGCAAACCCAGCTTTTTTCAACTACGTCTGCCTGCACTTCCTCTTTGATCTTCTCTGCGATCTCTCGTGCTTCCTCTTCAGTCCTGTTGTTCTTCTTCGCTCGTGCCTGTGCCCACGCGTCTATGACGTCAGGGTTCTTTGGAAGAGCTCCGACAACACGGCGCGTGAACTCGATCCTTATCTCATAGCTTTCATATTTTACCATTTATCTCATCTCCTTTCTAAGTTGGAAGAGATACCACACGAAACCCATGCCGAGCAAAGGAAACTCCCAGACGGCTTCGTTGTGCATATTTACGCTTATCACGGCTTCTCCACCGTGCAACAACGCCATGAGGTAGGTGTAGAGAATCACCAACGACATTGCAAGACCCCAATAGTGTGTAAATCGTATCATTTCTCCTTCTCCTGCTCATATCGCTCCATCACCCACTCTCGTATGATCTTCTTAGGATCACCTCGTTTTAGCAAAAATCGATATATCCCCTCATGCAAATATATTGATACAATTCCAGGCATGATTATACTATATCCTATGTAGTATATATAGTTTTGTCTTATTTCACTCAAACCACTTATCTAATTTAGCTTGATCAGCTGGCGAAAAATCAGATAGTTCAATCTTCTTTATGCAATGAGCTGGAAACTCTGATATTGGAACGGCTATGTTTTCTGTACTCCATTGACTACCGTGTCTGTTTATGCTATGTGCAATGATTTTTCTAAACCTACTCGTGCCTGTTTTATCCAGCCAATCTCTTATTTCGTTCAGGAATAGTAAGTAACCCCCTATAAATTTATTTTTCTGCTTATTCTGCCACACGTATACGATAATATCAGATTCAGAAGTCCATAACCATCCAGGCTTATCTTCTTCTCTCACTGAGACCGTTTCTAATAAAATGTCACCATAAGAGTATGATTTGAAGAAACGACACTTAACGTCAAATCTCACAGGTCTGCCATGGATTTCAAAATCAATGCCTCTTTTCTGTAACTCAGGATTGTCATTGAAAAGAATATGATGGAGGATAGGTGTGAATATCTCTTTAAATCTCTCCTTAACTTTTTCTTCACAGATTTCTCCCTCTATAACATTCTGTTCAAAAGGATTAAACTTCATTACCCCATACCTCCCAACCTTCTCGGGTTTCTCTGGCGAACATTTCAAAATAGGATTTTTCAGGATACATTTTTTCAATGATTTCATACACAACATCTGGCTTTTTAGAGTGTTTGGATCTTGGAGCAAAAACGACAGATTCTGGTCTATTCGCTGGTAGTGGTGTGCCTGGTGTTCCTTTTATTCCTATAAGAAGTAATTCGTGTTTGCTTCTCACGTAATGCCCCATTCCTATTTTATCTTTTACCCAAACAAAGCCTGTGCGATACTTAAACCCCCATGCTTCGATAACTTTTAACCCCCAATCTAACTTTGGCATTGGACACCACAAAAAAAGAACAGCATCATCGGCGGCGGGTATTTGTAACTTACATATTTCTTCGAGATCCATAGTCGGATACTGATTCTCTATTTCTCGGTTCTTTGTTTGAGAGAATTCATACTTCCATGGTGGGTCGGCGTAGATTATATCATATTTCTTTTCTCTGGTGATTTCCTCAAGCGGTTCTGGCTCAATTAGCCTATTCTCAATCTCTTTTTTCTTCTTGTATTTCCTCAACTCATTTTCTGCCTTGTGTGTGGTTATTTCGCCTTTTTCCCATTTTTTCTTAATCTCCTCAGGAGCTTCAAGCAATACTTTTTTAGCCTTCTCATACTGCTTACCCGAACCAAACCCCACCTTCTCTGCTACTCTGTCTCTGGTTTTGCCTTTTTTGTTGTCTGTTTTGGGTGGTGGAAAATTTTCCACCAAGCTATTCTCGTCTTTTGGTCTACCTCTTCCGGCAGTCATACCACCAATTTTAGCACCTTCAATTTGCCTCATTTTTGCCTTCCTTTTTTCAATCTCCTCCAGCTTTAATCCGGCTTTGGCTTTCTGTGCATCAGTGAGCTGTCTTCTCAGGAGATTATCTGCTATGAGTTGTTCTTCAATTTGCCAATCTTCTTTCAAATCATCCCTGATAATGCATGGAACTTTGATCCCAAGCTCCCTTGCTATTTTTGCTCGTTGGTGACCTGAGATAATGGTTTTTACACCGTCCAGTTTAACCACATGAAGAGGATCTTGAATGCCTCGTTCTTCTATGTCTTTTTTGAGAGCATTGTATTCTTCTTTACTCCTCAATACCAAGTTTTTCAGCAAGCAACTTCAATCCTTCACGCAATGCGCTGGATCTGCTCAAACCACTTTTCTCAGTAACCCGCTCAAGTAGACTCTCTTGATCCTGAGTTGTGTAAATTACTCTCTGCATGGTTATTATATGTATATTTAGCTTTATATACCTTTTGTCTTAGAATATATCTTCCAGCACCGTGAAGCTCCCCCGTTTCTCATGTGAAAAACATATATAACGTAAGCTGTCGACCGCGTGATCCTCAAGCTTAAGTGGCTTCTCTGTCAGGTTCTGCCCTGCCTTATCCTTCTCCCATCGATATGATTCGAGCTCTCGCAAAAGATTCGTGCAGTTCACATCGATGAATAGCCGATCCTGCTTGAACATCGATGCCACAGCCTTGATACCATCCAGCACTGCATTATCCGCATCCTTCGCTGGTAGACCTGCTCGCTTCATTTCCATGATCGTGTTGAGTCCAGACGGATCACAGTATATCGTATCCATGTCATATTTTTTGTTGATCTCCTTGACCCGCTCAACTATGTCAACACTGGTGAGTCCGGCTTGATAGAACTCCTCCACGACATAGTATCGATCATCCGAGTCCACGCCTATCACAAGCAGGCTTGCAGGATTACGCTGTCCGTCATCATAGCCACCAATGTAGTATTTGAACTCATGATCATGATATTCGCCAATGTGCCGTTGATGTGAGAAATCTTTGTAGATTATGCCTTCAAATGTGCCCCATTCACCATGCAGATACCGCCGTGCATAGTCTTCGTCATATGAGTTTTTGAGATCGTTGATATACTCAGGTGGTAGAAAAATATTGTTGAAAGTGCTTGAGTGGATAGTGAGCGAGTCATCGATTGGTTTCTCAATGAAATAGCGATACACCCAGTTTGAATAGCCTGATGGATTTGTTGTGATGAGACCACGATGTTTTTTCGTGTGTGTGCCTCTGAGTCTGCCCTGGAGCATCCTGAAGATTCCTTCGCTTACCTCCACAGCCTCGTCGAGATACCAGCCGTCAAGGTTGAGTGACTTGAACTTTGCAGGATCTTCACATGACCTGAAAAGCACCTCTGAACCATTCACGAACCTGACTCTCATCTCGGTCTTGTTCCATTCCTGGATTATGCTTTCCTTGATACCTGCTTCCTCAAGTGCTTTTTGATACAGCTCGATCTCCTCAAAAAAAGTCCTCACAACCGTATCTCTAAGCATTGGATAGGTTTGAGTTCCGACAAGCCACAGTGAGCCAGGATTCTGGAGGCATTCGAGGATCACATGTATACATCCTATCTTCGTCTTCCCGGCCCCATAAGCACCACTGAAAAGCTTGTATCGTGCATTTGATTTGAGGAATTGAGCCTGTGATGGCAGGAGTCTACGCGGTATCTTGATTTGCATCCTTCTCCTCCACCTCAAACTTGAATGTGATGTCCTCAATGCCACGATGCTGTATCTCCTGCCTTTCTGGTTCACCCATGAGCTTAAGTGCCGTTTCAATGAGCTTCTGTAGGTCTGATGCTTTATTACACTTGATCTTAACTCTGACCGTGCCGTCTTCCTGTCTCTCGAAGGCTGTTGACATTACAGCCTCGACCATTTTCAGGTACTTTGCCTTGCGTTCAGTGATCGAGTCAACAAGTTCCTTTTCCACTTTGTCAGCTATTTCCTGATCACGGATTAAAAGACGTTCCTGCCAGTTGAAAGATTTGTTCCACTTTTCAACTGAAGCATTACTCACACCGAATTTTTGTGCCACCTTCCGAAGACTTCTGACCTGATAATAGTACTCAAAAGCTTCACGGTGTTTTGGCTTCTCCTTCTGCAAGAGTTTTACTGGCATTACATCTATTTTATAGGATCATGTATTATATAATTTTGCATCTACCCCTTCCAGTATTACGTAACACTTGTGCTAAAAAATACCTCTCTGAAAAAAAACGATGCACCTCTACAAACTTTTTCTTTTTATTATATTTACTATTTTTTTAGATTTTAGTTTTTAGATAGTGATCGTTTTTTTATATGAAAAAAGAATAAGAAAAGAGTATAGACAAAAAGAACCTCTATCCTTCTTTTGTTGATCGTTTTTTTGATCGTTTTTTTGATCGTTTTTTTTACCTGATCGTTTTTAATTTCCATCATAATTTATCATAATTCATTATTATTTTTCATGTGAAATAACCCAAAAAAAACACACAAATCCCAAAAAAAAACGATCAGCATTCATTACAAAAAATACTTTTACGCACAAAAACTAAAAAATATGTAGCATGGAGTGATACAAAAATCAACACTCACCTTTTTACATTCCTGAATTCACTCATCAAGATCCCATCAATATTCGGGCTACCGAACTTATCAAATTCAGGATCAAAAAATGTAACAAGCCTCACTTTATCCCATCCCAGCACCTTTGCATATTTATCATACACAGATGGATATGGAAGGTTGTTCGATACAATGTACGCCCATACATCTTTCCATGTTAGATGCCTGATGGGGAATGTGGAAGTTATTATGCCCGATTCAAACAAATTCTTCGTTCTCGCATTTCTCCTGCTCGCCTCCTCCGCCCTCAATCCCACAAAACATCCATCATAACCTTCTTTCTTTAGTTGTGGCACAACAAGCCCTATCATCACCCTCCCAAGTACATTCTGAGCACCCCTACCTTTTTTTTCATATAGAGAAGACGATTTCACTACAATATTCCTTGCTCCTATTTTCTGTGCATTATTAAGGAACTCCCTTTCTATCTCCCTCGGTATAAAATATCTCCCGTAGTCCCAGTGAAATACCATCACATCCGGCTTCTGTTCAAGAACCAGATGAAGCATCACTGTTGAATCTTTTCCACCTGAAAAAGAAACATACGGCTTCCTAAATCTGTTTAAAGCCATCTGAACATTCTTTTTTACCTCTTTTACCTTTTTCTGGTACTCCTCTGTCTCACTCCAGAATAAAAATGTTTCACGCCATATTTCATCCATGTAGTCTCACCTCCGCTCCAGGTGGTACACATATTGCCACATTCCGCTTATCCCAATATGGTGGCTTATATGCAAGTGCCACCTGTTTTTCTGCATAATCAAGCATCGACATGGGGATTGGTCTCATTGCTTTCCCATTTTTCACAACCGACCAATCCTCTTTCATCTCCTCAACTTCAATCGACCGTATCAGACCGAAACCATACGCCGTTTTTTTCCCAAGTGCTTCAAGAGCTGCCAACAATCTCTCAATTTCACCAATATTCCCATTTGCGTAGAATGTCACCGTTTTTGCTGGTATATATGGCAGTCTGATCATGAAATCCTTAAAATGACCAGTTCCACGCCGTATTTTTTTCTTGTGGGCAGTGAGATGATCAAGATACTCAGTACAGAACCGCTTATAGATCGTTGTCACATATACATCCTGTATATCAAAAAATGATACCGATGCATGGTATACTTTTCCACTTTTCTTGAGTGGGGGTCTGAGGTACTGCCCAAAATCGATTGGAGACTTCGATGGAAGATTATAGTAATCATCCTTAAGAATATCCCTGAGAAGCAGATGCATGATCAGACCGTCGAGATGAATGTAAGGATGGGCTAAAGCGATGGGAGTGATAAGCTCACACACAATCTTCAATGGTGAAAAGGAAGAGGGGGGATTATACTTTTTCACCCTTTCTATGATGTTGTTCAAACTCATCCCCATTTCTCCTCAAGATCATTCAACATCTCACGTATCTCTTCTTGTTTCTCCATCAGAAAGTTATGATACAGTATCTCTGCATCATCATCATAATCGTAGCATATCTTGACTTTTCCGAGCCCGATAGAAGACTTCCCTCCGACGTATGGGTTCATCTTCCACAGATTGAGCATTCTATAGAATGCAGACTGCTCAATATCATCAACATCATTCAAACTGAATGAATGATGGAACGGCGTCCCTGGTATGAAGACCTGAAAGCTGTACATCATCTGTGTTGCCTGCTCATTCTCATCCTTTTCCTCTCTGAGGTCATCTTTTCTCGTCGCAAAATCAAAATCGAGGAGCTCATATATACTCAACGTGGGCTGTATCTGGCATGTATCTGGCAAGTAATCTTTAAGCTCCTTGCATATTGGTATTGCAGGACTTACCTTAAGCTTCCCTTCAAATATCTGATTCCCAAGCGATGACCCGAGAAGAGCAATCGGTATAATCGTCTTCCTAATCTTCCGCTTAAGATCGAGATCAATCACTCCTGTGTCCTTGCTGCTTACTGTTTCAAGTATTCCACCTGAAAAGAGCATGTGATATATCTTCGCAGAGCTGAGCTTATATCTGACCTGTGCGAGCATGTCAGCCATCAACAGACGCCTGAGGTTGCCCCTGATCGCATTCCCGCTGATCAAAGGTATTTCAATTCGCTTACCATCCACGATGTAGCTCATCTGCCTCAACAACGACTCAGCACCAGTTTTCTCATCTCCGCCATGGTGTATCGGCGTCTCTGCAACCAAATATCCTTCATATATTTCTCTCTTCATATCATTACCTCTCAAACTTCTTGTTGATCTTCAACTCTTTTGCCTTTTTTGCGGCCATGAGCACAAGCAATACCGTTTCCTCTCTCAACATTCTCAAAGCTTCATCTCGTTTTTCTTCGAGATACAGCAGCTCATCAGGATCGATATTGATCGACTGAAGATGTAAACCATGACACAGTTTCTCAACAAACTTTGCAACTGTGTTCATATATCCAGCAACCTTCACCCTGTGAGCAAACACATCGTACGCCGATCTCGATCCCATCTTTTTCCAGTCGACTCGCCTGTACGCCGTAGCTAACATATATGCTATCTTCTCTCTCAACTCATTCACATCATCCATACGCAAACCTCCCACAATGGATCGTTGGCATATTTCTCCACTTTTTTCATAACATCTATATTCATTTCTATCTTTTCTATACTTTTTGGACTTAATCGCCCACTCTGAACTTCTTTTTTCGGTATCTTTCGCTCAATGAGTAATTCTACCAATGGAATATATACATTCAATTGTATGCTTTTCACAAAAATTAAATCATAGTCCATACCAACGAAAAACTCACTTTGGTCATAGTTGATTTTGTTCATCATTCGTATCCATCCCTGCTTTTTGTATGTCCTCGTTAGATATATTGCAAATGGTGGCTCTGGAGGATTCAAAAGCAAATCCTTTACCTCTTCTCGCTTAATCTTTTTATATTCCTTGTCCGATACGACCCACATGCTTTTCCTATACTCCTGTTCATTATACATGTGATTGCAGTATGGACAGACAATTTCCCCATCCTGAAGCCATTCATACGCCGTAAAGTTTGTTTTTAAGCCTGGAATATATCCATTCTCACTGTATTCACCACAGAATATGCAGTTTCCAGCAGTGTCTCCCATCTCTGGCTCTATTTTTCTTGCTGTGCATATCAACTTCGATAACATCATCTTCTCACCTCATATCAAACCATGTTGTTTCAAGTTCATTATCCTCTCCATCCCCTTTCATCCTGATCCCCACGTAATACCGCTTTGTAATCCCGCCCCGTGTTGATGTCCTGGTCTCGATCCCGAACAGCTTCCTTAACTCCTCGCTCACTCTTCTCTTGATCAACGGTTCAACATGCAAAACCTTCTTGCAAAACGACACATACTTCTCATATACCTCATCCGTCGCAACCCTGCCACTCTCCCTCGTGTTAATCCTCCCGTTCTCATCCCTTATTATATCCTCGATCAGATACTCGTTCGCAAATGTCTCAACTGAGTTGCTGACCCGCTCAAATCGTTCTGCCTTCGTTTCATAGCTCTCCTCTGGATAGCCTTTTTCTTCCAGCATTCTCAATCCTTCAAGTGCCCAGTTCAGGATACCTGATAACTCCTCTTTCAAAACCTTTTCAGCATACCCCTCAATCCTTTCATCCTCAGGTATCACCTTCACAAACGGAATCATTACAAGCCGTCTCATTACCGATTCGGTTGCAGGTAGTTTTGGTATCTTGTTCATACCAAATACCAGCTTTGCCGTATTCACAAAGTCTATTGAGTCCTTATATTTCACCGCACCGCTTACTGTGTCTGTCCCGCTTGTCAGTGCTTTCAGGATCTCTATATTCGGTACTTTCCCTGTTAATTCAGCCGCAATATTCACCTTCTTACCAAAAAGCCTTGCTATCGCCCATTGATCACCACCACATAGAGCATAAAGCCCTTCATGTGCTACGTTCTCACTTCCAACAAGCATCTCAAGCACCTTCAGCACGGTACTTTTTCCTGTCGCAGAAGCCCCGTAGAGCAAAAACATCTTGCTGCATGGTCTGAAGGTCAGGCACTCACCAAACATCATCTGGAGAGCCTCTCTGCTACCTTCTTCGAGCACCATGTTAAGAAACGACTCCCACTTTGGACATGTCTCTTCAGGATCATACTCAATCGGCACTTTTGACGTGAACAAATACTCTGGTGAATGCTCCATAAGCTCACCACTGCTCAAATCAATCACACCATTCTCAAGATTGAGATACATCCCAGCATGCTCGTTTAGCTGGCACCTGTCCACGTACGTTGCTCGCTTGATCTGATTAATCACCTCCGTAACCCTGTATGTTTTTGTCAAATAACCTGTAAGCCTTCTTTGACATTCCTGTTCGATTAAAACCTCCCCCCCGTTCCTGTAAATCCCCCCATCATACACCATAATCTCTTTTGTATCGCTCAATGTGATAAAAATATAATCAAACATAATATCCTCAGCAAGAAAAGCAGGCACAAAACCGTCTTTTGTAAAATATAATTTCATAATATGATCCCACTCTGTGCCCGCATCGGTTTTCATACCTATCTCACGCCGTTTATCCTGCCACATCTGCCTTTTTTTCTCAAGAAGTGCTCGTTTAAAGGATTCGGTCTTTACAAATGCTGCAGGATTATCCGCGACCCTCCCCCAGGATACATGAAAAACCTCCGTGAATTTTTTTAATGCTTCTTTATTTAGCTCTTCCAGATCAAACCTGCATCTATCACAGATTGGTTCTGTCTCCTCCTGCCTGTACATCCCGCAGAGAGGGCAGATAAGGTCATCTTCAAATCTGATTGGCAAAGTTATCACCCTGATCAATTGAAAGGTTTAATCTTGTGTCTCCTCTCCTTCTCTCTTCTCTCAATCTCCTCAATGCTATATTCCTCAAATAACACACCTGCCCCGTACAGAGCAACACATCTTGCCTTTGCCATTCATACCACCTCTACAAATAACAGTTCTCACCATCGCAGTTAGACACAAACACCTGGTCACCCCGACAACCGTCTCTAAAGACCGTTACTCCTTTGCACCCCATCTTCCACGCCTGCATGTATATCTCTGCTACATCGTCCATAGTAGCTGTGTGAGGAAGGTTTACTGTTTTCGATACACCGTTATCAATCCATTTTTGCCACTGTGCCTGTATCTTGAGATGCCACTCTGGGGTCACCTCGTGAGCTGTTCTGATATACTCATTATTCTCTCGCACCTCAGTTATCGTCCCATAACTTAATTGTCGCTGATAATCCACGCTCCAGATAGGCTCAAT